AGCTAAGTTGCAATGAAAGAAGTAAGTCCACAAGGCGAGCATAACAAACTTAATTCAACAGAACGTATAAAAAACTATATACCATTTGCTGAAGATGTGTTTGAAAAGTATTGCAAATCTAAAGGCATGAAGTTTAGACAGCTTCATCTCAATGACAATGCAGACTTTGGCGAAAGCCCTATACCTATGTGGACTAAAATGTCACCGTTTCTTAAATCATTTCCAGATTATTTTGTGTACAATGATAAGAAACAGATGTTAGTAGAAGTAAAATCTTCTCCTAAAGTAAAAGTAAAAGACCTAATGCACTACTGTGCTGTACACACATTGTATGCAGAGGGACAATCTACAGATTATTACATAGCATTTTGTTTTAAAGATGGAAATGTAAAATTTTATACAGTAGAAGAACTTCTTAATCTCATACAGATAGCAGAGTTTGGTAAGTATCACGATGGAAAGGATTACTATGACTTCGGAAGTGTCACAAAAACAAATAGATAACGCAGCACGTAAAGCTGCATTGAGTATACAAGCACTCATGGCAGAAGTTGATGAAGGGTTTAATGCACATGTACGTTGTATAGTGTGTAATGAACAGTACAAACATCACATTGATGGTAAGCCCTGTGTAGATGATGACAATGTAAAACAAATTATACGCAAGAGTAGATGGCGTGGAACTAGAGTTGTTAAATGAATGATAGTTATAGACCTTTACCCGATGAAGTAGAGATAAGACAATCAATAATAGAGGGTGTTGGTTTGTTTGCTAAAGAACCTATACGTGCTAATTCAACATTAGGTGTTACGCATGTAGCTAATGAACAGTTCCAACACGGTTTTGTACGTACACCATTAGGTGGGTTTATTAATCATAGTGAAACTCCTAACTGTGTAATAGAAGATGTGTTTAATCTTAAATGTATTAAGACAATTAAAGACATTATGCCCGATGAAGAACTAACTGTTAAGTATCAATTATATACAGTAAAAATAAAGGAAGTATTATGACGGAAGATATATCAGCTATCAGAGAACAAGCCCTACAAAGGGCTAGAGGACGTTGTGAGTGGGCAGATTGTGGCAGTCACAAATGGTTAGAGCTTGCACACATAAAAGATATTGGCATGGGTGGTAACCCAACAAGAAAATTTGACATACAAAATGTAGCTATGTTATGTAAATGGCACCATGATATATACGATGGTCGTCAATCTATGGGAACTAAAGTAGCTTATCGTGAATTATTACGTGGATATCTAGATAGATATAGTGATGTCAACGAGTGATTACCACTTAACTTTGTTTGCCCAATACGCAGCCGACATCTTACCTTTACTTATGTTCTTCGCATGACGTGCTTTAAAAGATTTACGTCTTGCTTTTGATTTAGCGTCAGTCTTCTTACCTGCACCAGACACACCTTGTTGTCCAAATCTAATTAACTTAACCTTGTCACCTTCTTTTGCTAATACAGCATGTGACTTACTAGCTTTAGGTGTACGTTTTGGTTTGTTATAACCTGAAAACTTTTCGCCTCTATACTCAATCATTTCTTTATTTTTTTAACCTTTCCGTTAACTGTACGTGCAAACTTATGAGTTTTAGTTTCTCTAATTAATGTACCGTAGTGACGTTTACCGCCCCACATCCAACTAACTTTTTTTGCCATTACATATCTCCTATCCGTGCAATGTACGTAGCACTATATAATATGATTATACATACAACAATAACTACGCCGTCCATTGACTATTTTTTAGATTTTTTCTTTTTAACTTTATAAGCTTTTTTCTTACCAGTTTTTTTATTAACAGGCATATTAATCTCCGTATCTCTTACTAACTTTGTTTAAAGATTTTTGATAATCTTTACGATAATTGTTATCTGCTTCAGCTCGTCTTTGAAAAAAAGAAGAACGCTGTGCATACGCTTGGGCTTTTCTTTTAACACCCTCACGATTAGAACCACTCTTTAGTAGTTGCTTAGACGCTTTCCTAAATTCACTAGCTAATGCTAACTCTTTAACTATCTTTTTTTGCAACCTAGCTAAAGCAACTTTATTTACTTCCGGGTCTCCATATTGATAGTTTTTCTTTTTAGCCATTACTTACTTACTGTAATTTGCTTCTTTGCATATGTCTTGATTACTGCAAGTGCAGCGCCACCACCTGCTAATGCAGCTAACTGAAGTACTTCAGCGTCTACACCAACTAGGGGAGCAACTGTTAAGGCACCTATGAATGCTTCAATAAATGTCCAAGCAGTTCTTTCAATCATATCTTTAAGTTGTTCACTCATTTTATAACTCCATGCTTCGTTCCAAGGTGTCCACGCTACATCCTTCTTGAATGTACCATCTTGATTTCTTTGTCGTTTGTTCCTCGCAAACATATTATTTATTATATTTGTAAGACTTGTTAATGCTTTGACCGTAAAGTTTCATGTTGGTTTTCTTTTTCTTAGGTTGTGAAGTAGCCCATTTATTTACGTCATACATATCTTTTATAAAAAGAGTTTGACCTACGAGTGGAATTAATCTAGTAGCACCTTTAGTAGCAACCTTAGCTCCTGAAATAATAGCTCTCTTAGCAGCAGGAGATAATCTTTTACTAGCTTTAGCTAAATTAACAGGGCTATTGGCTCCATATTTATAGCCACCAATCTGTCCTTTAGGTTTACTGTGTGATTTAATTTTTTGTTTCTTAACTTCTATTTGACTTTCAGATGGATTAGTTTTGTATTGACTAGGTTCAGGTTGACCTATACCTATACCTGCTTTTCGTTGTGATTTTAATTGAGCCATTCTTTTTTTGTTACTAATTTCACCACTACCTACAGGATTTTTAGACATACCTTTTGTACGACCTCGTGAAGGAAATGATTCGTTAGTAGATATACCTGCATTAGCTGAACTCATTTGTTTAGCTGTCATAGGTTTACCACGTTTAATACTCTTATCGTATTTTACTTCAACGCCTCTCATCTTATAATCTTTGCGTTTCATTTTAGGACCTACAAGTTTAGGTTTTTTAGGTTTATCTAATTGAGTGTAAATGTAGTCATTCATTTGAGCTACTTTAGGTTTACCTGAAACTTTATAATTTTTTTTCTTACTACTCTTAGCCATTATCTAATTATCCTACCATTTAACATAGCGTTTGTCTTTATAACATTGCCATTTATTTCCTGTAATTTCTCATACATGTCATCTATATTGATAGAGATATTGTCATCTATATCTGTATCATTAGACAAGTTTATTTTGCTATATTCAATAGTAACTTTTTCACCAATAAGTAATTCTTTAGCTATCTTTGGGTAAAGTTTTTTGTAAGCATTGCCACTAGCACCTACCATACCATTGAAGTTAACGTCTAAGTCTTGTTGTGTATCACCCATTATTAAACAACCTGATGTGTGTTCATCTGTGTTACCTGTATGAATAAGGATGTATTGAAATCCGGGAACGTCTTGTACGTGTAGCATCCCGTGATGTGCAGCACCATAACGTGCAGCGTATTTAGCATGGAACCCACCTGTTGTACGAAATTTTATATCATAAGTACCTTCGGGTATGCAAGTTTCGTGCATAACTTTAACCTCTTGGTACTGGTCTTCTAATGTATAACACTCAAATACACCGTCTATGTACAATAAACCATTAGTAGCGTCTTTACCAAATTGTGTTCTAACAACTTGCAGTTTCATTTACTTACCACCACAACAACCGTTACCACAGCAACCGTCCATGTTATTCTCCTTGTCTAAAACTAATTGTAAGCAACCAAATACATAATGTAATTATTGTAGCTAGTCCTGTCACTTGTTGTGCAGAACCTGTCAATGTAAGAGTGGCAATAACTAAACCAACCAAAGTCCAACTAAGGTTTAATGTTTCTTTTATTATTGCAATGAACCATGTCCATAGCTTTTTAATCATTAGCTTCTCCTAAACATGAAAGCTGCCATACTAGCTATTCTAGTCAAGATTACTGGAACTACAACTTCTTGTGCTTTTTCCTTTTGGTCAGTAGTCATGTCATCACCTATGTCATTAAAGTTTATTTCTTGTATGTCAATATCTATGAATGTTTGTATTGGGTTTTCTATAAAGGTTTCAAACTGTACTTCTGTTACGACATCAGCTAATGTATAGTTCTCAACATTTGCATTCTGTACAGCACGTTCAACATATTCTTCTACAGCTTCAGCTATAACTTCATCATCTTTAACAGACTCGGCAATAATAGCTACGTCTTCTGTTGCTACCTGTAATACTTCAGCGACAACTTCTACTTGTTCTTCAGTAAGCTCTGCAACATCTGCTATAGCTTCTTCAACGACAGCTTGAACTACTTCTTGTACTTCTTCAGTAGCTTGATTTAAGTTCTGTACACCGATATCATTTACTTGTTCTAATACTTCAACAACTTCTTCAACAGTAACTTCTTCAATAACAATATCTTCTACAATTTCTTTAACTTGTTCTACTTCAACAGTAACTTGTTCTTCAGTAAGTTCTATCGGTTCCAAACTCTGTTCCGTGGGTATCTCTCTAACGATATCCTCGTCAACATTTTCCTGTATTGGCTCATCCAAAATTTTCTCATTAATCTTTTCATCTACAATCTCCTCTATTATTTCATCTTGTATTGGTATTTCCACCACGTTTTCGGGGACAATATCTTCCAAATCAAATTCAATGATTTCAAACTCAATAGGGAGTTCTTCAAACTCCACAACTTCATCTTCAAATACTTCCTCTTTAGGTGGGTTGAGTACAATAACATCATCCTCAAGAATGATGACATCCACATCTTCTTTAATTTCTTCAACAATTACCTCCTCTTTCATAATATCATCTTTAGTTTTTTCTTCAATAGGTTCAGGTATATTACAATCACCACGCTCTATCTGTGCGTTAGTCATAAAGCAACCATACTCAGCTTCATTATCTACACGCTCTTGGTCACGCTCTATAGTTCCATCATTGACATCTGCTTGTGTATAGGTCTTATCAACACCTTCTACCTTTACATCAACAATAATCTCTTGTGGTGTAGGAGGCGGTGGAGGTGGTGGTATGTAAGGTTCTGGCTCAGGTTCTGGTTTTGGCGGTACAGTAGTAGTTGTAGTAGTGGTCGTAGTTGATGTAGTTGTAGTGCTAGATGTAGTAGTTGTGACAGGTATCTCTGCATACTGCCAATACAATGTATCTAATAAAGATATATCAGTTAGCGTTACAGCAAACGAAGTTATAAATTTGTCTGTATTAGCTTCATCATTGTTGTAATCAGTAAATGATTTATAAAAGTCATCATACATATTATCAAAATCAGAAGTACTTTGACCAGATTTGTTTTCTGTTTCGCTTGTGTTGTCTGCATAATTCCAAATAACAGAGTATGCCTGATTTACCGCACCTATCATAAAACTTACTTCATATACATCTTCTGTAAATTCAAATAGATAAGTACCACTTGTTATTGCTAATGCAGAACCTGTTGTGTTATAAGAACCTTGTTCTGCTGAATAAATATATGCAGCTTGATTACCGCCACTAATAGTTAAACCTGTTTCGTATGTATCATCTTCAAACGCTTCATTAACTGTAACTTCATTAGGTACTTCTTCTGCGAATACAGGGGTAGGTATTAATAAAAATAGTGCTAGACAAAGTCTTAGCATTACATTACAAGTGCTGCTACAACTCCACCTATTGCTACAATCAGCGTTAATACTTTATAAAATTCTTGTTTGTCTAACTTAGAATC